CTTTAAACTCCCTATCTTCAAGTTGTTCACGAGTACATCCAATAAGTAGGCAAACAATCTCTTTTAATTTGCCTGCGAACTTCTTTACTTTATAGCTGGTTACAGCTTGTATCCTTTCTGTTAGTAAATAATCTACAATTTCTCCATCAGTTATATTATCTGAAGTTAGACCTTGTATCATCTTACCAACAGTATCCTTTCCACTATTTATTTCTCCGCTTATTCCAATGATCATCTCTTCGTATTTTAAACTGTTTCTTTATAAAAATTCTTGTATTTAAAGGTTTCTTCTTCTACATTGAGAAGTTCTTCAAGTTCTGCTGTTTCAAAATCAATGTCTTTTAATCCAAACTTGGAAATTAACTCCTGTTTTCTTCTAACAGTTCTTGCAAGTACATGATAAGCACTTAGAAAAGAACCATCAGTTTTTCTGAAAGCCTTTTCTAAAAAGATACTACTATACATTTTTGAATACTTTGAAGCTACAAAATTATTGTAAGCTCTTGCATCTTCAATATTGAATACCACCATATACAAATTTTGATCAATTTCCCCAATAGGAAAATCATCAATATACGTCCTCACATTTCTACAAAAGTCCAGAACACTTTGATACTTACTTGGTAAATTTAGTAACAGGTATATTAACTGGGTTTCTTCATACTTTTTTTTAGTGTCCTGATCTAAAAAGACATTTTGTAGAAAACCTTTAGTGTCAAGATGTTTTAGCATCTCTCGTTGATCTTTAGTACAATTCATGAAGAAAGCTGGATAAAGATATTTATACGTTTTCGTCATATTATTTGTATTTTAGGTATTTTAAAGTTAACATTATCACGAAGTAACCAAATAAGCCTGTAGTTCAAGATGAAATTTTCATCATCATTATATAATGATCTCACAGCATCAGGATAAGATCTCAAAAGAGATGTTTCAAGATACTTACGAGCTTTTACAGGACCATATCCAGTTATTCCGGGAATATTATCAACAGTGTCACCAGTTATAACCTGTGACCATAAATTTGAATACGCCTCTCTTTCCGTAACATAAGAAGTTTTGTGATCACGTATATTGTAATGATTTCCTGTTACTTGTTTCAAATCCTTATCTGTACTACAAATTGTAGTATTACTAAGTTTTGTTTGACAAATAGCAAGTGCATCATCCGCCTCTATACCATGTACTTCACAACTTTTCCAACGAACTTTCATATGTTCACGTATCTCTTTGTGATAGACTGGCTTATTACCAGTTCTGTTTGCTTTATATTCAGGGAAAATCCTACAACGGTAGTTATTCTCTCCTGTAAGAAAAGCAATGTATTTTCTACTTTGACAACCTGTGATAATAGTTTTCATCCATTTATCAACCTTATTTTTCAGTTCATCAACTTCCATACCAGTCTTCATACCTGCATAACAAGCAGAATATGGTATGATATCTGCATCAATCAGTGACACCATTTATCTTTCTTAAAAGGTTATAAAAGTCTTCAACTCTAAGAGTTGCATATTCACCAACTACTCTGAACCTTGTTTTGGTTTTGAGTGTTTTACGATGGAACACAATGGGAATACCAAAATCTTTTGGCAATTCTTCTATAAGACTATGATAATCTGGGTTTTTCTGGGTGCATTTACATTGTACACTAAATTCAAATAATCCATTTTTATATTCATCTTTGTTCATTAAGTCAATACCCTTATCATCTCTTGATTTGGATTCAGAGCGTGTAGTTACCACAAACGGGTAACTACACTCTCTAAAACCTCTTGCGGAATCTCTTTCCCAACCATGCCCTGCATTCCTATTCCGACTTCCACTCACCTTACAAAGCTTCTACTTCAGCGACTTCTGTTTCTTGTGCTTCACTTAAAGTACCAAAGTATTCAATGATCTCTTCACGTTCTTTTTTCCATTGCTCATCTGTTTTGGAAGCATATTCACTACTGTGATACAAGCTACCATTAACACCAGAGAACTCATCAAGTACAAAGTATTGGATAACCCTAATAGCGCCATCTCCTTCATGAGAAGCACATGGAATTGCACCAATGTGTGCAGGATCTACAAGACAGTTATGTGTTGCTGTACCATGTTGTTGATAACCACGTATGTAGTTAAGACCACCAAGATGTAAACCTTTTACACAAGCGTGATGATTATCTGTATTTACATTATCCCATGAAGGAAGTCTGTGAACACATCCTACCCTGATAAAGTGTTGAGGATCTTCAAATCCCTTGTCACCTTCACAATAGAAAGCATCTCCCCCTGTTCCCATCATAGTAGGTTGAAAGAGCCTATCTTCATTGGTAGGTTCACTTACCAGTTTTTTAACACCAGTATCCTCATCATACTCATACTCATAACGGTTAATTGTTTCACCAGTTTCAGTATCAAACTTGGTATTAATCTCCGTAGAAACTTTAAAAGTTCTAATAAGACCCTCTTTAGTAACACTCACTTGTCCTATTGTTGCCAGTTCTTGTGCAAGTTCATTGGTATATCCGTCTTCCACCAACGATGCTACCTTCTCCGGAGAGACATAAATAGAGTTAATGTAGGTGAAAAACCTTTCAGAGAAATCTCTTTGGTAAGCTTTATTAGCTTTCCGGAGTATTGGATTTCTCAACCACCTTGTCCAAAGCTTAATAAGAGGATCAGTATTGATATCCTTATCAAGGCTTTCTGTGATGCTGTCTACCAATGTTTGTGGCATTGCAATGCTACTAATCTGATCACCAGTCTTAAGATAGAAATGTCCTTGAGATACAAATATCTCTGGACATTCTGTCTCAATGTACTGCTTATCAGTAATAACTGTTAAGGCTTCAAAATCACTAATAATTTCATTGAGTTGTTCAATGGAGTCTGCTTCTTCAGCCGCTTGCTGAAGGGCAACCATTGCATTCCAGGTATCCACATCAAAGGGAATACCAAACTGTGAGTTGTTGTAGGAACCAGTAATACTGTTTCCTGTTCTGTTTAGTGTAATCATCATATTTGTATGGTGTTTAAATTCTTCAGTTGTAAATATTCTGCAACTGCATTTTCACGTTCTGTTGTGTTGTCACAACATATTAAATGACCAACTTGGTCGTAAAAGCTTTTCAATGCTTCAAAGGTATTAATGAAATCTTCATCATAAATTCTTACTCCTGCAATTTCATCATCTGCACCTAACTCTACAAGCTTACTGCTGATATCTTCATTATTAGTAATCATTGTCTGAAGTTCAGCAACCTGATCAAAATATTCAAGAAGGCTCTCATTCATATTTCCACGAATGTTAACATTCAGGTAATCAGTATGCTTTGCCCTTATTTTTTTGATAGTAGTAGCTACTTTTGGTAAAATATTCTCTAAATGTGAGTCAAGTTTTACAATTTTTGAATAAACATCTTTATCAATGTGTCTCTCAAAAGTGTACCAATTTACAACAGATTCACTTGCTGTTAAAACATTATCGTTTGTCACTGTGTCATAAAATTCATCAATATGTTTAAAATGTCTTACAGAATCCTTGAGTTTTTGACTTACCAAAATGAATTTGGTATCATCAGTATCAAGGTCCAATGGTGTCAGCATCAATCTGGAAAACATAATAGCTGCTTTAATCTTGTCCTTATCACCATTGAAACCATAATATAAAGTACCCGGGTAATTTACCAAGTCTTTAAGACGTGGTTCATGCTTTACAAGAGTAATTTCTTCAAAATAATTTTTATAAAGACTATGATAAGTACGGATTATAACACGTTGATTTAGAGCTCTTGACTCTTCAGGAGAAAGTCTTTTCACGTATTTCTCAACAATGATGTCATCTTCTCCTACTCTTTTCTTCCAATCATCTGGTGTTACCACATCATTGTAACACTCATAAACATCCTCTACAATTGGCTCAATGAGTGCAACTTGCTTGTCCCATGCTGCTCTTTTACTGACATTCCCCTGAAACTTTGGAGTCTCATTTGTAGGTGTCATTAAAATGAAGTCTCCGTGTTTATGCAAAAGATACGCATCTCTTGATGGAACAGCATTAGTATTAGAGTAGTATACTGTCTTACCAGCAACTTCTCTCCAACTTTGTACTTCCTGTCTTACAATCTTGTTATTATAAGCTTTAGAAACTCTCCTGACTTTATAACCAGCAAACATCCTTTCAACATTACTATTGAACCTAAGAGCTGGATTCCCGGGAAACTTTGGTTTCACTCTATCTAAAGACACAAATCTTCCAATCCTTCCAAGAACACTATTAGGAGTTGCGTTACTAATGAGATTACTACACTTGGAAATCCATTCAATGAAATCAGTAGTATCCAATTCCTCACTGATCATATCACTTGCCTCGTCAATGACATCATTCATCTTCTGTGTGATGAACTCCTTGGTGTGATCACTCCAAACCACAGACTCTCTGGATGGTGTAACTTCCACCCCTTCACTCAACACTGTTTCTTCACCAGTATCATCATCTACCATTACAGACCTGATAGGACATTTAATACCAACATTAGCATAAACGTCCTGCATTTCCAATTGCTTGAAATCAATAGCTCCATAACACACTCCAGCATTAGTACCCGGTTTTACCACAATGATATGTGGTTTAGAGTACTGATAACTATCTGCTACAATAAGATTTTCAGAATCATGTAAGATTTTTGCACTAAAAGCAACATCCTCAACCATTTCACCATCAACAACCTTATAATCAACATTGTCAAAGTAAAGTAACTGTGATTTCACCGCACTCCTAAAATTTTCACGATTGTGTCTTTTTACAGGAACAATAACCTTTGTGTAATTCTTAGAGGTAGTTTCTTCATAAAAGATTTCATTACCATCTTTCCATATCACACTTCCATTTTTAGTACTTTTCTCAAGGTTGAACTTGGGAATAATACTATCAATTTTATAAGAATAGCAGTTAAATCTGAAAAGTTTTCCATTGTATGCAGTCTCTATAGTATAGAAATTACATCTTGTACTAAGCGCAACCTTGTTACCAAATCCATAAGCACCCAATGCTGTTGAGGTATTTCTCTTACTTGAATAACCAAGTTGAAAATATCCTTCCAATCTTGAAGCACCAACACCAACACCATGGTCAAGAATTTCAAAGGTATCACAAAATCCACCACCTTCACCAGTTGTGTAAGTTAATTGAATCCTGTTGTTATTTTCATTCAACCATTTCTTATTATAATAAGTAGGATCCCAGTTACTGTCTTCATACTTTTCACCATGTCTTTCTATGTAGAAATCTTCTGGAGTACAATCACCGTCTAAAATACAGATTGCATTATGTTTCTCTGTTTGAGCATCAACTGCATTAGCAGTAAGCTCCCTTACGGTACTGTCTACAGGTCTTGTATACTGGGTAATTTGAATAGTATCCAGTATCATTTTTTGAGCACCTTGATTGATAACTCTCTCAATTCCCTTTGTCCCTTGAGTATTACTTACTTCAATCTGTTGTATCGCCATTCTCTAATTTTTGTATTAAATTCTTTACTCGTTGAATATCCTTTGAAATTTTATCATATTCCCATTGTTTTTGTGTAACATTATCCCAACAACGATTTAGAAGGGCTTGATCTTCATTATTATCATCAAGTAAAAGATTATCATGTCTTTCAATAAGCTCGTCTAATGTTTCCATAATATCATACTTATCTACATTCAAGTCTTCAAGTTCATCTATAAGACGACCAAGACGTGTTTCATCAGCATCATAATCAGAACCATCTGCAACATACTCATTATGTGTATGAGTATTGATAAAAAGTTCATTAATTGGTATATTTTCCAGTAATCTATAAGGTCTCCGTAATGCTTCTATTAAATTATCTGTAAGATAAGAACTTGTAATGTACTGTTGTTCTACAGGAATTCTTTTCCTTTTGTAAAGTTCTGGTTGATATATTTCTTTTACCATAATTTTTTGATTTAAAGACCCAGTCCCTATACAGGTTTACCCGCACTTAGGTAACTACACAATATAGGGACTGGTATCATAGATGTTATTGTTACAACTTATTAGTTATTTTAATTTGTCGTGTATCAGTATGGTAATGCCCACAATCTTTACATTGATACCGTTGACGTTTTCCAACTCTGGTAATTCTTGTACCAGCTTTTGCAAGTTGTTCACTACCACAAGATGGACAACTTTCACGTGTTCCACCTTCCATAATGCCCATATGCTGCTTTGGCTTGATATACGGTTTCATTTCTTCATGGATTTCCTGCATCAAGAGAACATCTCCTTCACAATACTCTACCATATCTTTTAAGGCTTGTCTATCATTTTTCAGAAGAACCCTTTTCCATAAACCATATCCGCCAGTCTCTCTTTTTCCACCAATCTTCAAAAATTTACCAATGTAATCAAGCCTGTTACTATTCAAAGAAAAGTGTTTCCTTGCTTGTTTCAAACTGTCATCTGTTGGTAATTCTCCCATTGGTTGTAGACGATGATACATTAACCTTCCATTTATCCATGGAATGTCAAACCTGTCACCGTTGTGTGCAACAATACTATCAGCTTCTAAAAGTACTTTACGTATTTTCTTCAGCATCTTTTTGTCACACTGTCTCATTGACCATTTTAAACTTATAACATCTTCATCATCTGCCCATTTGTAAGAAATGCAACAGATTCTCCTCTCTTCTACAATGTTATCATGATCAATCTTAACACGGTAACCGGGTCTCCAAAAGAGCCCAATGTTAGGTGTTGTCTCAATATCTACATACAATATTTTTGCCATATTGTTGTTTTAGTGAAATCCTTTTAGTCTTAAAAACTTTGCCAGTTCATCACATCCATACTCTTTTACAAAGTCTGATGGATCCTTTGGCATTCCTTTTGGTGTATTTACATACTCTGCATCAATTTCATCAGTAAGTTTTACTGAATTCACTACACCTGCAGTGTCATTATCGTAGAACACACATATACGGGAAAATCGTTTTTTCAACTCCTCTATATAATAATCAGGAATCCGTGAGCTTTCACTTTGGGGTGCAACAGCATTAAAACCTAAATTTGTCAATGTCATCACATCCTTCAGTGCCTTGGTAATGATAAGAAGTTCTCCAGTTTCTATAAGTTGCTTATAGCCTTGGAGCTCATCACTTCCGCAATTTGAACGCCATTTTAAATCTGGGTTCAATGGTCTGTAAAGTTTCGTCTTACTATCAAACTTATAAGCATAGATTGGATCTTCTACCGTATACTTATGGTAGATATTTCCATTAATCCATGCTTTATACACACAAAAGACATCAAAGCGTGTAAGTAATTGTTCATCCACGCAAAATTGTGACCACCATTCTAAAGCCTTGGGTAAGAATGGCATGTAAGTAAACTTGATTTCTGATCTCTTTCTGGTTATTTTTTCAGGTTTTGCTGCAATCCTGGGTATAGGATCATAATTTTGAATATAACCGTCATAAAGACCAATCTTGAAATCTTGGTTTATTTTTCTTAGTGTTGTATAAAAGTCTGGACTTCCCAGTACTTTTGCTGCCATTGTAAAACAATCACCACCTGCGTGCTTTCCTGCGTTATCAATGAAATAGAGCTTGTCATTTGAGTTATACCAGTACCAACACCCGGGACTGCCATCCTCCCTTGTGGGATTACAATAGTGTGTTCCTGTATCTACTGGTAAACCAAGATAGTGCTCAAATATTTCTTCCTGTGAAATATGATTGAGGAGTGATTCTTTTGTTAACTCCTCTTTCATAAGTAATGTAAAGTAGCCCCTCCAATTAAGGAGAAGCTACTTTAAGTTTATTTACCCGTTTTTCAACAGGTTTGCCAACTCTTCATTACTTACAGAAGCTGGTGCTGACTCTTCAGCAGGCTGTTCAGAGCTTACTCCGGGAATAAACTCTTTTACAGCGTAACTGTCTTGAAATGAAACATTTTTCCATGCATAGTTAGAAAGGTTTTTGTCAAGTTTCTTGACATAATTGCTTCCTGCCTTCAATGGAATATTCGCGTAAATAGTTTGATAATGCTTGTCATTTACAGCCTTCACACCTGTGAGCATTCTCACTTGTGTTTCACCAAAAGTTTCTGCAAAATCAACCAATTCACTCACATCTCCACCAACAAGATCACTCCATGATGTTTCCAGTGCAAACTCTGCACCTTCTTCACGGATGTTAGCATTTGACCAAGCTAACAAAAAGTTGTAGAGGTCACCCTCACCAACCATTGCCTGACGCAAACCTGTGGTATCAAACCAATCAGGGAGAGAATTCTCATCTACTCCCCAGCTACTTTGCCCAACACCATTAATGTATTGGTTCTTAGTACCATCAGCCTTAATACGCTCTGCGTCTCTTAGCCAGTAGACCACCTTAGTAAGCAATCCAAACTCCTCATTCCGGAGCCAAATTTCCAACCTAAGTTGACTACCTTCTTCATCCTCTGATGTGTAATTAGGCTCTTTCAACTCTGAAGCATCCTTGTTAAAAAATTCTGCAAGTTGATCCACACCTGGATTAATTCCTACCACGTCATAATCAATCAAGCCTGTATAAAGCTTTCTTTCTGTAAACGTATTCTGATTAACTTTAATCGCCATTCTTAATTAAAATTTTCAATGGGTTCTTCTTCCTGTTGTACTGGTTCATTGATACCATTGAGTTCTGCAGACTCTACGAGTTCTGCTGTTAACTCAGTTTCCTCAACTTCTTCTTGTTGAATACCAACACCAAGTACAATCTTGTACATTTGGGTATTTACCTCTTCTTGCTCATGTTTAATGAGTTCAAAGTGGTTTTCAACACTTGTATCAAGATCATGTGTTGCCACTAATCTATCATACAAGTCCTTGTTATTAATGCTCTTCGCAGTCCTTTTCACAGGAATCTGGGGAGCAAGTTTTTCAGTCAATGGGATATCACCATCTTCTTCCGTTGACCACACCAAGTCTCCATTGTTTACAAAGAGAAAGTTTTCTAACTTTTCTATTGTCGTGGAAACTGTAATGTTTGTGTACTCAGGCTCACTATTAGTACTCACATCCTTATATAAGTCTAAATGTTCCTGTGCCATAAAATTAAATGCAATCTTACGATTTGCGGATTTCACAACGTCACCATTCTCGTCCCTTGACAGAGGGATAAGAGTGATTACCATGTTGTCTGGGAATACCTCAACTTTTTGTTGAGATCGTGTACTTCTGGACTTTTTTCCGAAACTAAACATATTCTAATTATAAAAATTTTCCATTTTGTCAAACACTGATTTTAAATCATTAGGAATCCTAAGATTGTCAAACATGCCTTGTGGACTCTTTGCAGGAATTTCTACCCCTTGTAAACTACACCTATTAGTAATGAAACTATAGGTGGCACCATCTTCTTCTGTGAAATCAACATCTGTAAAAAGACAAATAGTTACTACACTAAGTGGATTATACTTATCATCAAGCATTTGACCAATAAGTTTTAATTGTTTTGCAATTACAACCCTATTAGAAACAACATTATCAACATGAAACATAAATACAACATTAATCTTATCAGAAAGATTTTTAGCTGCAACAATGACTTTTTGCATATGTTGTCCCATTTCTGCAAACTTACCATATCCAATTTCATCTGCTCTTGCAAAGAATTCAGAAGTCATTACAGCACCAACATCATCTAAGACAATAGTCTTAATATGTGGCATAGATTTCTCAATACCATTGAGCAATTGCACAATAGTTGCATAATTGTCTGTATGCAAGGTATTCTTCTTTTCAGGATTGTAAACTTTTTTACTACCCCTAAAAGGTAAAGGTTTATTGAGAACATTTACTACAAATGTCTCTTCTGGATTTAAATTTTGCAGGCTTGCAGATTTCCCAGTGGAAACCTCTCCTGCTACAATAATTACATTCGCCATTAACAAAGTGATTTAGCGGTTAAATTTGCATACTTTTTGTAATCGCTGATGCTATCAGCAATAGGCAGTTCTGTAAAATGGCCAACTTCTCCTACAAAGTTCATACCATATGCTACATTATCAATGCCATAGGAATTCTTGAGAACATGGACACTCCTGTAACGGTTATATCCACCTTTGTTAACAAACTCTGGAATCTTATATCCAAGTTCTGTTAATATCTCGTAACTCCATGGGTTAAACAAGCACATCACATTATCAGCATCTTCAAAAGTGTTTCCAGAACCTTTGAAATCACTTTTCATTGGTCTCTTAACTCCTTTTGTCATTCTGTTTGTGTCTGCCATTCCCCTGTTAAACTGTTGGATGTTCACGATACTATATCCAAAAACATCTCTGAGTATTACATCATACTCACTGCTTTTATCAATAATTCCCTTATCATCTAATCCTTGTTCACGTTTACATCTCCCAATGTGATCCTTAACAAGAAGAAGAACAAGTCTTGGATCTTCCTGTATGTAATATCTCCTATGAGGCTTAATCTGGTATTTCTTACCAAAGACAGTAATTTCAACAAGCTTTTCTTTCCCAAACTTGAGAATTTCAGGCTTAGTCTTAAAATCACCATATAAACGTGCTCCCTTTTTGTAGATATGTATTTGTCCCTCTTTAGCAGCGGCATCAATGAAGGTACCATGCTCTAATGCCTTATTGACTGCGTGCCTGTAAATCCCTGTAGGATTCTCTGCACCATCAATAAGATCAACATGTTCTAACATCCTCTCATAATACTCTCTTGCTGCTTTTATCCAATCATAGACTGCATCCGGAAGACGCTTTCTATGCTCTCCCCAACCAAATACTGTTGGAACATCTACAAGAACATCATTCTCTTCATACAATTTTAGACATACCCATTTACCAAGTTTCATGATTTTGGATCTCTCCATACTTCTATAAACAATCTCAAGTCTGATGTCTGTTCTCTCTCCATTCTGCCTCACCCATTCATAGGGATTGAGAATGAAGCCTTGATCTACAAAACTGGTCTTACCACTTCCGGGATCTCCTGCAAACAATGAATAAGTATTAGGAGTAATTCCTACAAACTTTCCCATTTTTGGAAACCCAATGGGTATCCAGATTGCTTTCCCTTCCCTTCCATCATCTATCTTCCTAATAAGATCATCAAAATCACTCATTCACGTACTTTTTTAATTTTTTATTTACGCATATCATCTACTTGTTAACACTATAGCTTCTGGGCACTATACGTGGATGTTGGATCTATTAACATTACATCTAAACTCATAATACATTTATTTTATTCTCAATTTTTTCAATTGCTTTGTCTATTGAATCACGCACTTCATCATACATTTCCTTATGTATTGCTTCAAGTTCAACTAAAAGATCATAAGTTTTACTTTT